TAAATGAATGTTCATAATATTTGAATTTGAATATGTTTAATAAATTTGGAGTTCCGAATAACATACATGACAAAGTTGATAATGCTTTTAAAAATGGTTTTGTCTTAGGATGTAGAAAATAGATATAATTACTTTTCTTTAATAATATATCTCCTATAATAGTTAAAAAATATTTTGCCTTTTCTTTTGTATCACAAATAGAGGGATGTAACTTGTTAATAACATTTTGAATTGTTTCTGATTCAGGAATACATGAAAAAATGTCTCGTTCCTTTATTTTTTTAAGAATCGTTACCTTTAATTTTTGCTTCCAATCCATTAAAGTTTTATTTGAACTTATAGCAGTTAAAATAGTATATTGGACATCATCTTCTTTCACCAAAGAAAAATTTTTATCATTATATTCAAAAAACAATTCCGATGTAGTATGATAGTAAAATTTATGATTGTAAAGAAACTTTTGAATAAATTGTTCTGACTCTTTTTCTAATTTATTTTTCCTTTTCTCTCGTTCTATAATAGTCGTATTTGTATTTTCTAACATTTCTGGTAAGTTATTAATACAATTAATCAATCTAGTTAATATTATAGAATTATCTTCGTATTTATCCCATTCATTTAATACTACTTCTAATAATTTGTTTTTACTAGCTGAATCATCCATTTTTATAATATATAAGATTGATTTTAAATCTTTTTATATATTATATTATGTCTGATGTATTAATCTTTAATAAAGATGACCAAGAAGATGAGTTCTGGTATTATGTAACAGAAATAAAAAAAAATGCCAGAGTTCAATACTGTCAAGGAAAAATAGGTGAACAATTTGTCACTGATACTTTAGATGGTTGTGATTGGGTATTCGTTCATACATTTAATCGCGATATTAGAGGTTTTGCCTGTGTAACTATTGATTTAGATAAGAATGGTAATGAATATTTATATATCGATTTAATTTGTAATTCAATGTTTCATAGTATGGCTACTAGAGAAACTGGTGATGATCGTAGAATAGGAGGTAAAGGAATTATCGATAAAGTTATTAATTTAGGACTTGAATTAAATGTAGCTTATATTAAATTAAGTGCTATTGATGATGTTATACCTTATTATTATAAATTAGGATTTAGATTTATGAATATTGAATTAGAAGATAAAGCCAAAGAGTTAGTTGAGAGTTTGAGAGAATCTCAAAAAGAAGATAATGAGGCAGAGGTAGAGAGAAAATTAAATTTAATTATAAAGAGATATTATCCAGGTTACTTGAGTGAAAGAACACAACAACAACTAGGACTATTATCAGGAAGTAGAATCGAGCCAATGCAAGAACAAGGTATTCCGATGATATATCGTTTAAGAGAGTTTCATGGTGGCAAGAAAGTTCCAAAAAGATATATACCCAAACAATTGACTAGAAAAGATAAGAAGAAACAAAGAAGTATGTTAAAGAAATCGCGAAAAATGTATAAGAAAGGAAAATATTATACAAGAAAGAAGGTTAAATCTTTTAAATCTAAGGTTAGTCCACATATAACTAAAGCAAAAAAAATATATAATTTAGATGAAATAGTACCATCTAAATCCCTTTCGCGTAAAACAGGATGTTCAATTGATTCTTTATCTAAAATCGTTAAAAAGGGGCAAGGTGCCTATTACAGTTCTGGGTCTAGACCTAATCAAAGTGGTCATTCATGGGGATATGCCAGATTAGCTAGTTCTATTACAGGTGGGAAAGCTGCGGCAGTTGACTATAATATTTTAAAAGAAGGATGTAAGAAAAACAGCAAGGCGTTAAAACTAGCAAGAAAATCTAGAAAAAAACATGGACATGGTAAACGCAAAACACCAAGTGTTAAATTATAAATTATTTACACCACATACATTTCTTTTTGTCTTCTGAACATGAAAGACATTTCATAGGTATTAAATATAAATAACCAAATGGATTAGATATATGGTCTGGATTCGAATATCCATGAACTTTTTTTGCGCCACAATCTAAACATTTTCCCCGACATGGACTTAATGGATATATTACAGTCGTATCTAAATTTGTGTGTTTATCGCATATATAATTATATGTAGTCATTTAATTATATATTTACTTTATTTTTTAGATTTTGTTTTATTGTTTTCTCTCTTTGGTTTTTTGGATTTTGATAACTTGATTGGTTTGTCTAATGTTTTAAAGTATGTCCATGGTTGGGAAGGTCTATCATGTAAATGAGGTCCAAATCGTTTCCACTGAATGTTCTGTTTAACAAATTCTTTGGCATAAAAAGGCATTCCACAACTAGCCCCCCATCTACCGTAAAATCCAATATGTTTACAGGATTCAGAATCCGCTACACAACCATCTACAGCTCCTCTTGGTTGATACGGTAAAGGTCGGTCAGCTTGACTCATAAAAGCTCTGTCATCTAATTCATAATGAGAACAACATGTTCTAGAACAAGGATTCGTTTTATTTAAATACACATCATAGTGATCTGCTATTATTTCTTGAGCAATTTCAATGTTAATTTTTCCTTTATGTTGTTCCATTAATTCTTCTAAGCGAACTTTTCTAGCACCTTGATGACGTCTTATATCATCAAATCCAGTATTAATACATTCTAAATTCCTAATTCTAGCATCATATGGAGCATTAAAACCAATAAAATATCCATTCTTTTTTCTCTCTACATTTACAAATTCAAGACCTAATTCAACTCTCATAATTTCATTTTTTTTTGTATCAGCTATTAACCATGAATTGGCATAGTCACCTGAATTTCTTTTTTTCAAGAATTCTACATAATCATCTAAAGTATTTGCATATTGCATACAATTTCTTATTCTTACAGTTATCGGATCTTCATTTTTAAAAGCAATAAATCCCCCAATTGTTGTTTCTGTTCCTATAAATCCTTTACTATTAACAAAAAAATCGGTTTGACTCGCTATATACCCTGGTGCTCCTTGAAATAAAATACGATGTCCTTTATCTGGTTTTATGTCAATAATAGTGTTAAAATATTGCCCATCTATAAAATTATCAAATGAATTATGAGCACAACATATTTTTCCGTCATGTGTATAATCTCCTACTGCCATAAAAGCTGAACATTTATCTTTTGAACCACCTTCCATAGAACCAACTGCTGGTAAAGATTTAAGTAAATGTCCATATTTCTCTTTTAGTTTTGGCATCTTATCTAAGAATAGTGTTATTTTTGGAACAGCATAATCTAATGAAGCTATATTATTCCATAAAATTAGTTGGTCTAAATCAACATTGGCTCCTTTGGCAATACCCTTTAATTCATCAAAAAATTCAGGATAATGTTCTTCTGTTGGTTTTTTAAAAAGATAATTGCTTACCTCTACAAAAAAATCAACCTTAAATCCATGAGTATCATATAAATTCCATTCCATTGTTTTTAAACATTCCTTAATTTCTTCTTTTAGTAATGTTCCATGAGCGATTCCTCGTTGTGTCGGATTACCTCTTATTGAAATATAATTCCATCCATTTTTTTTAAATTTAAAACCATGTTTCACTTTCATTATATATAAAATGGAGAATATTTATTTTGTATATAATTAGTCTAATCTTAGTCGTTTCGCTAGTTCATCATCAGGATCACCTTTATGTTCATGTTCTACTTCTTCCTTTTCATTCTTTTTAACTTTTTTGGGAATAGGAATTCCCATTAGTTTACTTACTAAACTAGAGAAACTTATCGCAAATGCCAATAAAATAACAAAGAATGCTATAATATCACTCTTAGATAATACTTGTTTTAGAAAAAAATGATTAATTATTAAAACTAATATAAATTGTGTGATAATTAATAAAAATGTATCTTGAGTTTCTGAAACTAAATTATATTTATGTCCTAAACCTATCGCTATTGTCATAAAAAACCAATCTAGCCACGCAAAAGGAATCGCCATTAAAAACGCCTTAAACATAGAAATATTTGGATATTTTAGAGTATAAAATTGTCCCCACATTGAAATCGATTGTGCTATTATGAATGATGCTAAAAATTGGATGTAATATATTATTTTATTCATTGGTATATATATATATATACTAATGAAAACAAAATTTACAGTTAATAGATTTATATTATGGATAATACTTAATTTATTTGTAGTAGCATTAATGGATTTAGCCTTATTTCATCAAACAACTCCAGATATGGAAAAAGCTCCTTTTTCTAAAAAATTGGCTTGGGCAGAGTTGTGGGCAACATTAGAATGGATGTTTGTTATTCCATCAATTCGTATGGGGAACTTATTTTTAACCGCTCCACAGTTATCATTAGCATCCTATGTATTTGATTTTATGGGACAAATCGTTACCAATAAATATTGGTTGAAAGTTCCTACAACAATTGATGATTATGTTGGAATGATAATTATTATGATTGGTATGGCAATATCCGCATATAAAATATTTGATTAAATAAATTAAATTTTTAAATATAAACGCATAAGTATTTAAAGATTTATGGTAAAAATTATGTATAATATGTCTTCGTTTGAATCAAATAATGTTTTGACAATTAAAACAGTCCAAATCGCTCCTTTTAGAACTCTTATGACTGCTTTAAAGGATATTTTATTAGAAACTAATATTACCTTTAAGAAGGATGGTATTAGAATTATTAATATGGATAAATCACACACTATGTTGGCCCATTTATTTTTAGGTGCCGAAAATTTTGAACATTATGAGTGTAACAAAGAAAAGATTGTTATTGGCGTTAATATGTTTCATCTGTTTAAATTAATTAACTCTATTGACAATGATGATACATTGACAATTTATATTGAAAATAATGACTATTATGATGGTATTGTTTCATTTTTAGGTCTTAAGTTTGAAAACGGAGACATTAAACAATGTAAAACTCAGAAACTTAGACTTATTGAACCTGATACTGATGAATTTGAAGAACCAGATGTTCATTTTTCTTCGGTTATTAATCTCCCATCTTCTGATTTCCAAAAAATCATTAGAGATTTATCTTGTATTTCTGAAAGATTAGAAATTAAGTCTGTTGGAAATGAACTTATTTTTAGATGTGATGGACAATTTGCTACTGCTGAAGTTAAAAGAGAAGAATCATCAGGAGGTATGGAGTTTATCGAAAAGCAAGATTCTAGTAAAATTATCCAAGGCGAGTTTTCATTGAAAAATTTGGGTTATTTTATTAAATGTACCAATCTATGTAGTCAAATTGAAATGTATTTAGAAAATGATTTACCTTTAGTAGTTAAATATTATGTAGCCAGCTTGGGAACAATTAAATTATGTCTTAGTCCATTACCTTCTAAACATAATGATTAGTGATTAAATATTATTATTAATAAATTTTAATAATAATATAATTAACAATTTAATTTATAATTGTCACATTCAGATTTATGATATTGATAACCATACCAAGCTGTATAACCTTGTTGTTTAAAAACTGTATGAGCACAATTAGCATTTTTTTGACAATCAAATAGACTGGAACAACTTGCCCCACATTCATTATATTTAGAATTTGGATCTCCAGAACACCAATAATAACTATTTATTTGAAATAAACCATAGTCTGTAGAACCATCTGTATTTTTATTAGTTGAGTCACAATTAAAAGAACTTTCATATTTTGAAATACATACCATAGTAGGTATTTGAGATGATGTAAAACCAGCATTTTTTAAATAGTCTGCTACATCGCATTCTGATTGTTTACTATATACCATCGTCTTTGGTTTGTTACTGGTAATGTAACTATAGTTATAGTCGCAATCACTTTGATCCATTTTCATAGGTTTATTAATTTTTGTATTAAAACCAAATTCTTCCAATGATTTTTTAACATCATTGTCATATGAGTTGTAATATTCTGTAACATTTCTAGCTAATACAAACAAAGAAAATTTTAAATTATCAGATACAATGGAATATTGATACTCATTATTTATAATTGGTCCTAATTCTAATACCCAATATGGAGCATCCATATTTACACCATCTAAATTTACTGTTAATTCTCCACCACTCTTTCCTTCATCATAAAAAGCTGTTCCAGATATTTGTCCTACACTCCCATCCTTATTGATTTGACTATTTAATACAGAAATTATACCATCGTTTTGAAGCTTATACTCGGCAACAGCACAAGTTCCAAATCCTTGAAATGTCATATCTCCTAAATCCTTATAAACTTGAAACCACTCTCCTTCATAATTATTTACATTTAATTCTTCTACTGGTTTATATTCATTGGCAACACAATTATATGTTGCTAACATAAAAAAAAGTAACACACTAGAGCTTACCATATTCATAATCATATTTATATAATATTATTTCGATTATATTTAAATATTTTCATTATCTAATATTTAAATATTTAATATTCAGGGGCATGTTTCTTAAATAAGCAACCATGAGCATCTATACCACTACTACAATTAATCATACTGGCATTTTGGAAATCACAATTACCCAACCAAATTTTAATAATACAAAAGTTCTTCTTAGGAGATATTGTTATACCATTTATACCTTCCTGTAATTTTTTATTACTTGACAAACTTTCTCCTACTAATGAATAAGTTAATTTTTTCCAACACTCATAAACATTTTTGTTACTTACTTTATATGAGAAACAGCCTCCCTTCCTATTTCTTGGATCCTCCCATAGAGGTGTAATTCCTTTCCGCATTATGAACAACATACAATTCTTAACCAATCTTGAAGGTAGCGCTTCACTTATTGCTACAGTATCTTCTACAGATTTTGCATTATAAATATTCTTATAACTTGTTAATGACCAATCGGTATCATGTGGCATATGTGCCCAAAAATTCCACTCGTCATTTAATGGATGCTGTTGCATTGCTGAATTATCACTATGGGATTCCTCCATTATAATATTAGCTGTCAATTTTTTTTTAAATGATTTAAATAAATATATTATTATTCTTGATGTTGTTTCTGTTGTTCTGTCTTTAGTATAGAAGTAACTAAATTTTTTGAAAAATCTATATCAAATGTTTGTTCTGATATCTCATCAACATTTTCATCTGCCTTCTTATCACTTTTTACTTGGTTTTTTTCATTATTTAAATTTTGTCTAGCTCTAAGAACACATTCATAAGAACAAAATGTTGGGCCTTTATCATTCTCTTCTTCATCCGTATTGGATAGTTCTGATTCATTATCTGATTTATGGTCTGACTCGTCGCCTGATTCAACATCTGATTTATCTTCTGATTTATCTTCTGATTCATATTCTGATTCATATTCTGATTCATATTCTGATTCTGATTCTTCATCATTTTCATCTGTTGATAATTCTGGTATTTGATTCAGGTCTGGTTTTGA